TGTATATTGGGAAATAATCTCAATTTCGGGTTCTATGTAAACGCCCAGACTTTCATCATTTTGTTTACATAGGGTGTACACATGGCTGTGCACAGACACTAGCGTTGCTCGCTCAGTACTGCCCCCTTGGACAGTAGTTCCTCTCGTTGAACCTACGTCGCGGCATGTGGAAGCGGCAATATCCTCAGTAATTTTACAGCTACTGTAACTGAATCTTTTGCTTGAACAAAAGTCGACCTCACTAATATTTATTTTATGTCGCGGGGAGCGTTCGACGCCGGTCACAACTCGGCTTTCTCGACTTTTGTGGCTGCTCAGAATAAGCAAGGGAACCTACTGGTGCTAATCCAGTATGCCCGCGGGAATCAACTCCCCACTAGGCCCCTCAGGCCGACCATTTATAGACTGGTCGTGTCTCATAGTTTATAGGCATCACGGCCTTTTAGTTTAATGGCATTCCGGCCTAGTAAATGACTAGCCAACAATCACAGGGTCAACTGCGCTGATGAGAATCTCAACAGATGGTGACCCAGTGCCGTACGTGCCAGTGGTGACGTAAGTCAACACAATGGTGGTACTTGTGGCAGTGATATATTGGTTGGTGGCTGATTGTGTGGACGTTGCGCCATTAGTGCTAATGAAAGCAGCATTGTCGACGACACCTAAAGTGGAGTTCCAATTTAGACCAGTTGCCCCAGACGTGAGTGTGGGTAATGCGAGATTGTTCGTGGCAGCGACAGTGCATGTAAAAATGATGTTTATATTGTACACCACACCGATAGTTACTCCGGTGATGGTCATCACGGTGCCAGTAGCAGTCACGTTCAGCGATCCTGTGTTGGAGACTCCAATGGTGCCTAATGGGGCTGCAGCAGTCACTGCGGAACGCACCAAATGGGCTGAAGCAGTGTCCACAACTTGATTTGTCAAACTAAGTACAGGTTTAAAGAACTCAACGCAATAAGTGACCCAAAGCTCGCCGAGGTTCTGTACAGGATTTCCTTGGGTAGCGAACTGAAATAGGCCATGATCATACAAGCGAAGGTCTTGTCCAGTAGGAACAGGACCAGTTCGGATGTAGCCAATTGACATTGGATTCTGCTTAGGGTCGCATTCAACCATATGACGTAAAGGCATAGTGGGTTTAATACTAACAGCAAACTCAGCATTTTCCATTTCCTGCTTAGTAAGATACTTGGTGTCAGCAGCATTATAATTAGTTGACATAACAACCACACCAGGAGCTCCACCAGTGACAAAATCAGTAATGAGTGGTCGGAACTCAAACATGATGCCATGGAATTTGTACTCCTGGTAATTTGATGCAACAGCCTGAAGCCAAGGAAATGCAGTGCTTACGCCTGGATTTAATGGATAAGTATTGTTGTTGAAAGCGGTCGTCCCCTGGATATCACCTATATATTCCCGGTGGCAAACAACATTAGTTGCTCGCTCAGTGGAGAATTTAGGCACATTTCCTGATAGGACATTGTACTGTGTCGGGTTACCGACGATTTGATAATCACCTGATCCGAAGATGCTTCCGATCCCAGATCCCAACCATCTACCGATGCTGGAACCCATGGACCCTCTGCCAAACAAATTTCCGGCGGCTTGACCAATTATATGGCCAGTGTCACCGAAAGGTGTCTTCTTCTTCTTTGTGCGTTTTTGAGACAGTTGCACATCTGCCAATCGTTGTTCTAACTTTCTGAGCTTAGAGCTTTTAGTTTTGTTTTTCGTCATTTGTATTGGATACCGCAAAGACAGAACGGGACTGTCCATGAATGGTTAACCTGTGGGGCCGCCGTGCAGTCTCTTGGCATTTTGTTTAGCACAGAAGTAACTGTTTTGGGGCATTATAACCATTCACCCAATACCCTTGTTTGTAGCGCCCGAGGGTAAGGGCTGCAGCATAGCTGCTTTATGTGGTCTTTGAACCACGAAGAGGTAATTCTACAAATCTGGCTGACCCTCCGTCAGCCGCAAACTCGTAGTTTCGATAATACCCTTCGAGGCACAGTTGTTCACTCGGCGTGATTCCAAAGGCAAGGTAAAAAGATAACCTCGCCTGAGGTGTAACAGGTTTATACTCATGGTACATCCCTTGGCCTAAGATCTTCATGCCGGTCATCATACTGAGATCGTTCAGGGGCTTAGCCCCATCACTCAACTCAGTCAACCTAGCATAAAAGTCTTGCCATACCGGTATTCCACCGGTCAAAGACATACCACCCTGCCCAACTGCCGCTAGCCACATTCCACGAATCTTAGCATTGTCAAGGGGGGTCAATGAGACACAATCCTTTGATATTGCAACCCTCGGGTCGCGTACCATTCGATAGGATGTGCCATCAAAGACTGGATGACTTTGGCAAAATTCGATAGCCTCTAGCGTGTATACAGGTTCTTCAACTTCCATAAAGAACCCATGCTTGATGAAGAAGCTATGTAAACTTCCTTGGAACTGAGCCAAATGCTCACGCTCCATCACCACAACACAATCGTCACCATCATTTGCTAACCTAATGTTCACTCCAATCTCTTGGGCGTAAACATATACAAGCGAGCTCATAATGAGACAATTTCCTAGTGCCGTGTTGACATCACCAGACATTCGGCAACCATCAACCTTATATGAGACGGACCCGCCATTACAGCGGGCCTTCCCTTTGTTGACTAGTTGCCACTCGAGCAGCATAGCAAAATGTTTATCTTTTGGATAATACAATTTGTATATGGAATGTTCATACTCGAGTGCCGCCCTGGATACATGTTGATCAAATCTCTTTGCATCCAAGCCGACTGCGACTGGGTTATTAAAAGCATTCCAATGGTCCTCCATCGCCAACCCTCTTTTATGGGCATTCAACCCTTTAAAGATGGTGGTGGCCCCGAAGAGGTCATTGATTTGCTTATATATCTTTTTCTCGATCACTTTGATGTAGCGACCACTTTCTACGATATATCTTGGATCACGTGGCTGAATGATCCGCGGTGCGGGATTAATTTTAGAGGTGAAGTTATACTTCTCTGCTTTGATGAAAGCTTTGATATGTGAATCTTTCCTCTCTATCGGACGCTCAATAAGGTGAGCACATGCTTTTTCGTAGATTGTCCTTCTGCGACCCACATACGTCCCTGCAAATTGAATTGCAGTCAATGGGGTGACATATTGAACAACCTTTTGGAAACAGCTATATACTGCACTCATGGATTGAGCGTAGTCCTGAGGGGATGGTTTGGGAGTGAGTTCAAAACCCTTGCCATAATCCACATAAAAAATGCGTTCTTTAATCCCGCGTTCTATCGCTTGGAGATTGTTGTTGTACACGCCGTAATTTACCTCATGAGAAAGTCCATGTAAGGCATACGTTCTGCGCGATTTTTCAGGTGCCCCAGATTTTAAAGTTACCACCATGTTGGAGCAGTAGGGAATTATTGTCGGTTGACAATCTACTCCAGGTAACTTTTCTAGGCACCCCTAAGTGCGACGTGGCTTCGGTCGACTGTATTTCTTTCCAAACCAATGGAATATACTTCTGCGACCTCTGGAGTGGTACTCCATCTCACCTTCGCGGGTCCTGATGACACTTGCGGTTGTTGCTGCTAATCGGGCTGCCTCCACAACATACTTGTTGGGAGTCCGCACGAAAAACAGTGCATCCTCTATGATAGCCTTCCGATGGGCTAAGCGTACATCAGTGCTAACCATATGATTTTGCATCCAACGACGCGCAACCAATTGGTTTGCTACAGTGTTTTCGGTAACACCGGGGATAGCGTCCACACAAGCATCAGCCAAATGTGCTGCACACCGACGTCTGACTCTCGTCACGTCGATGGCCTCATCCATCAGCTGGTTGTAGTGCGTTGAATCTTCAACTTGGTCTTCGTCTCTGCATGCTATAGCATCGACACCTTCTTGTTGTTCTTCATGGCTTACCCTCCCACTCATCCACCAGTCGTAGACCCACTGCACAATACCCACCAAAAGATGACAGATTATACCTGCCTCAAATGCGTACTGTGCTTTGGCCATATCACGAGTGGTGATAAGGACCCTTACCTCGGGTCCTGCCTGAACTCCCTGGTCCAGACGTGGGGGCGTGGATTTAACGAGCTCGCTAGACTCGGATTGGGGTGTTTTATGGAGTTCCCCTAACTCCCTTTCAATATACTCTCCATTACGCTTCCTAATCTTCAACTTTCGCACATCATTGGTGTTGACCGTTATACGATCTCCATCTATGACGGTTGTAGTCAAATCAAAAGCAACTCGCCTGCGTGTATACGCTGGTGCTGGCGGGTCTTCAACAGTTGTGTGCACCCCCCGGCCAAGGGGATATCCTACTGCAATGGGCAAACTTTCACTTAAATTGGTATTGTTCATGATCGTTCTCGG